CTGTAGTGAACCCATATCTAATACTCCTTATCCACTATTTATAAGAACAATAAAAAAGGGCGCCGAAACGCCCTTTTTGACTTAGGTATCTTATTTACTAATTACATTAAGTTTGCTACTTTAGACAATCTGTAGTAGATGTTCTTCTTAGCGAAAGCAATTGCACCATCGGCGTTAGATGTTGCGAATGGGTTTGCTACCATTCCATATCTAGTTTTGAAGCCGATTTTTGGTTGGAAAGTATTCTCTCCAATTGCTCTTACCATCTGTAGAGGCACATATGGGCAGTAGAAAAGTCCAGCATCAAATGCACTTGAACCTTTGTAGCCTAATGTGTAGTAGTTCTCAGCAGATGCACCTGAGTTTGCAGGTGAGAAATAAGGATCGATATACACCTTAATTCTTCCATTAAGAACACCAGCAAAGGTGTTGCCTGTGTCATCTACTTGTAGATTGTTGTTAAGAGCAGGTGTGTAGTCGAGAACACCAGCCATTTGAAGAGCGGAAGCAACATCTGATGAGCAGATCATCATGTTACCTTTCCCTCGTCTGGTAGCTTTTGCGATTTCGTTAGCATCTCTTTCGATGTTAAACATTAAACCTTTGAACTTTTCTACACTCCAACGTCCGTTTGAGTCTGTGTCTAAGTCAAAAGTACCTGCGGTTGTCACGTTGTTTTGTGAACCAGCTGTAGCTGTGTAGTTAATTGTTCTCACAACTTCTCTGTTGATCTCAGCTAAGATTTCAGCAGATAGTATGTTTGACAATTCGGTTTCAGCATCAAGTCCATGAATTGCTTTCAAGTCTTGTGCTAATTCCATTGTGTACTCAGCTTTCAATGCTCTTGAAACAGCAGTCACTGAGATTTTCTCAATTGAGAAAGCCATTTCTTGGAAAGCATTTGACGCACCATCACCTAGTGCTTCAGCTTGTGCAGTTGTCATACCAGTACCAACTGTGTAGCCTGAACCTGATGCTCTTGCGGTTGGATCTGCACCAGCTTGTTGTAGAGGTGTTGAACCACCATCTATAACATCTTGTGATGCGTTGTTTCCTGCCGCCGAACCAGAGAACACTGTGTTCACTTCATTGAACAGTGCTTCAGTTCCACCTTGTGTTGATGTTCTGGATCTCATCGCAAAGATAAGTCCTGTTGGGCCACTCATTGGTTGTACACCACAGATGTCATATGCGATTAGATTTGGCATAGAACGTCTTACGAGTGAGATTAACACTGGATCGAAAGTGTCAATTGCACCATCACTTGCAGTTGATGATGAGGCACCCATTGCGTTTGTTGGCGCCGCCTCGCCTAAGAGCGAAGGAGCTTGATATCCACCTGAGCCAGCGTTTTGCTCTTTGGCGGATCTTTCTTGGTTCTCAAGAAGAGTTGCAGTTACGGCTCTTTTATGTGCATCTTTAATTTCTGCTAAATCAGGATGCTCAAGAACTGGCTGCCACTTCTTTTGAAGTTCATCAGATTGATACATTTTAGTCTCCTTTTAAACTAATTTCAGCCTATTAATCAATATTTATAATTTACTACTTTTTGATGCTTCGAGATATGGCATTCATATAGTTTGCCATAGAGCCGTTCACTTTTGTTTCTTCCTCTAGATTTTCTAGGGGTTCCTCATCAGACACATCTTTATTTTCAACAACTTCTTCTTGTGGGAAGTAGTTCTCTTTTATAGTCTTTAACTTATCGCTATAGTCATCACCTTCGTAATCAACGCCTTCAGCTAAAGATATAAACTTTTCCTTTTGTGTTTCAGTGAGTCCTTCACTTACTTCGCCTAAGGCTTTGTCCATTTTTAGAGCATTCAACTCTTTTCTAAGTTCAATGTTCTTTTCGATTTCTTCGTTTACAGCTTGTTCTTGTTCTTCAACTTTTGAAGCCATCTCATCAACAATATCTACTTTATCTTCTGGAATATCGATATAGTTTTCGGTGAAAAGATTTCTAAGTCCAACCATAAAGTTCTCTACAATTTCAGAGCGTATGCCTTTTTCGATAGCAAGTTCGTTTTCTTTTACCCACTCGTTTACAACGTAGTCTAAGTAATCGTCAAGCTTGCCTTCCATATCGGCTCTTGCTGTTGCTCTTTCAGCTTCAATCTCAGCGTTCATGTCTATTGTAGCATGTTCTAGCACTTCGTTTACTTTTGAAAGAACGGCAGTTTCAAAGATAGTTGTTGCCTTATCTTTGAAGTCTTCTGATAAATCTTCAGAACCAAACATCGCTTTCATATCTTCAGATACATCAATATCTTCTTTAGATACTTTTATTACTTCTGACAATGTTGGTGAGTCATTTTCAACTTCTTCGCCATACTTATGCTTTTTGCTTGTGATACTTCCGTAACCTTCTGGATTCATCATAGCATTAACCATGTCTTTGACTTCTGCTTTTTTCTGTGACTTTAGATGATTCATAGCCGCCTGAATCATACCAACTTTTGTGTTAGGTAATTTCTGCATAGGTTCTCCACCTTTTGGTGCTTCCTTACCTGAATTTGATTTAGCCTCTGGATCTGGAATTTCTGAAGGATCGCCCATTGATGCTTTTTTCGCCTCATCAATGCTATCATCTAAGTCAACTTCAACTTCCTGATCAGCAACTACATCTTCGAGGATTTCATCTTCCTCTAGATTTGTTTCTTGAACTTGATCGGACATGTACTTGCTCCTTTTGATCGATTTTAAGTTATTTACAATCTATTTATAAAATCATAATTTTGAAAGAAAATTTTCAAAAACTTTAAGTTTAACATTCTCTAATTCACTTTTTGAGGCTGTCTTAACCTCTGTATGCATATCTGATATATCGGCTTCTCTAATGATTCCGTTATCCCATACCCATTCTTTACTTTCCATGATACCATTTACAAATGCGTTTGGCGCTGACGGATCTGCCACAATATCGGCGGCAGTTGCTAGATAAAAATCTTTTTGCACTTCGTTAGTACCATTTACTTGTTTTAGACTTCCCA